CGTGCAGGGTTCACCCCTGCGACACAGAGATCTGCAATGTACATTTAGGCAAACTCGATGATACAAGCACCTACCACCCCGTGTGTGTGAGGGGCCCATAGCAATAACGAGCAACAGCGAGTGGTATCCAAAGGATAATTGCGTATGGGATCAATAGTATTGCCTTTGGCAATTCTTCCAGAGATGTTCGGAGAACATATCAAGCGACAAGGATCGTTACCCGAAGGGCCATGACCTTAGGCATGGGTGAGCATAGCGAACTAGAGCCTGGCTGTCGCCATTGTGTGCGTTGCCATCCCTAAAACAGAGCTGTAGTTAAGAAGGGGCAGAATAATATAAACGTATTAGGAGCTACCGAATGACAGATCTTACAGAGAAACAGAAAGCATTAGTGGATACTATCGTAGCTACTGGATGCTCTATCAAGGAAGCAGCAGAAAAGGCAGGATATTCAGCTAAAGGAAGCAAAGAAGCTGGGAGAATAAGTGCTTCTCGCACACTACGTTTACCAAAGGTACAGACTTATATGCAACAGGTCGTTGCTCAAAGTCTAGGACTTGGTGCAGTAAGTGCAAGTAGGAAGATGATCGAGCTATCTAGTGGAGCTAGGAGTGAGTACGTTCAACTAGAAGCAAGTAGAGATATACTCGATAGGGTAGGATTGAGAGCACCCGATAAGGTATCTCACAATATACAAGGCGATATTAAGATCAATATCGACCTAAGTTAGATATGTCGGTACAGCAGGGAATATGTACACAGACACTAACAAGGGGGTGGGGGCAAAACTGAACATCGTCAGATGACTAGTGATGTTACACAAACAACAGGGTTTAAAAAAAGCATTCGGTCGCAAGGACAGAATATTTTAGAACTTCCAAAAGGTACGTTAAACTATGGCTAAGCAAAAATTTACACATTTCATCCCAAGGGAAAAACCTAAGAAAAGGAAAGGTGTGCATACCAAAAGCCAAAACAAAAGTAAGAAACGTCAAAAGAAACAAACCAGGTATAAAGGACAAGGCAGGTAATGTGCGTTTTTATCTGCAACATATATTGCTAAATCTTAATTATGGTAAAAGACAAATTAAAAAATACTTGGTCAACTATTAAAGTTAAAGTTGAAGATACATTAGTATTTAAAGCTAATGATCCTAAAAATACAGAAGGTAGAGTTTCTCCTTTTAAAAAAGATTTCTATAAAAAACCGTACGGAAAAAAAAACAAGTAAGTTGAAAAAATATCTTAGGCAGCTACAGGTATTATCGCTTTACTACAGAGAAGGACTTGTAGGACTCTGGATAGGATTTTTATTAGGACTTCTAGTAAGTGCGTTTTTTTAAATAGCATTTATTGCTAAACACTTTCTCATGGGATTTTCCAAAGAACACAAATCAGATAAAGGTGGATTAACTGAAGAAGGAAGAAAGTACTTCAAAAAAACTGAAGGTGCTAATCTTAAAAGACCTTTAAGTAAAGGTGTTAATGCAAGACGTGTATCCTTTGCTGCGAGGTTTGCAGGAATGGATGGCCCAATGAAAAAACCAAACGGAGAACCTACAAGAAAAGCTTTAGCTTTAAAAAGGTGGGGCTTTGGATCTGTAGAAGCAGCAAGAAATTTCGCAAACAAACATAAAAAGTCAAATAAGAAATCAACAGCTTAAGGAGAAAGAAATGGCAAGACAAGGTCTATACGCAAACATTCATGCTAAACGTGAAAGAATTAAAAAAGGTTCTGGCGAAACTATGAGAAAAGCTGGTAGCAAAGGTGCACCAACTAAATCACAATTTAAAAAAGCAGCAAAGACAGCTAAGAAAACTTAAGATGTATTACAAAGTTACAATCTGGAACGGAGAGTCGTTCAAGAAAGAAATAATGTACTCAGCAGAAAATGAGGTTATTGCTATGCAAAAAGCAAGTGCTGCTACTCCAGATGGATGTAGAGCTAATTATGAATCAATCAACAAGGAGGAATACGATGCCCAAAGTAGGAACCAAGAAGTTTAGCTATACTAAAAAAGGTAAAGCTGCTGCAAAACAAGAAGCCAAAAAATCTGGCAAGAAAGTAATGTCCACAAAGAAATCAGGTGGCTACTAAAAAAGAAAAAGAACATATGAGGTGGGTAGCTGAGCTTGGCTGCTATTGTTGTGAAAGACCAGCTAACCTACATCATATAAGACCCCCTGGAACTGGCATAGGAAGACGTACGAGTCATTTCCATGTTATTCCGTTATGTCATGACCATCATCAAGGAAACTTCTCTATACACATGGCTAAGAAGGCATTTGAAGAAAAGTTTGGTAAAGAAGAAGAAATACTAAAAATAGTATTGGAAAGGGTTGAGCAATTAAAATGTCGTTCCTCAATAATCTAAGTTTAAAAGATCGTAAAAGATTAAGAACTATTGTTAAGAAAGTACATTTAAAAAATTACCCAACACACATGATAACAGATTATGAAGCCGATAAGCTTGTCGAAGCTTTTGGTGAAGAAACTATTTATAACCTGTTGAAAGCTAATGTTGGTGTAAATGTCGATTAACTTTAAATACAAACCAGAAGGCGATACACTTAAAACCTTTATGAAGTCAGATGACTTCTTTAGAGGAATGCGTGGGCCTGTTGGATCTGGTAAATCAGTAGCTTGTTGTATAGAAATTTTTAGACGAGCATTGCTGCAAGAAAAAAACAAAGAAGGTAAAAGAAAATCTAGATGGGCAGTAATAAGAAATACAAACCCACAATTAAAAACAACTACAATTAAAACATGGGTAGATTGGTTCCCCGAAGATACTTGGGGAAACTTTGCATGGTCAGTACCTTACACACATAGAATAAACAAAGGTGAAGTAGAACTAGAAGTTATATTCTTAGCACTTGATAGACCAGAAGATGTTAAGAAATTATTATCTTTAGAGCTTACAGGTGTATGGATTAACGAAGCAAGAGAAATACCTAAAAGTATTATTGATGCTTGTACTATGAGGGTTGGAAGATTTCCATCTATGAGAGATGGAGGTGCAACTTGGTATGGAGTAATAGCCGATACCAATGCACCAGAAGAAGATCATTGGTGGCCCATAATGGCAGGTGATGTACCAGTACCAGATCACATATCTCGTGATGAAGCTTTAATGTTAATTAAACCTGATAACTGGTCTTTCTATACTCAGCCCCCTGCATTAATTGAGAAGAAAGATAAAGATGGATTTACAACTGCATATGATCCAAATGAAAAAGCAGAAAATAAAAAAAACCTAACTCCAAAATATTATCCTAATATTATTAGAGGTAAAACAAAAGGATGGATAGATGTTTATGTTTTAAACAAACTAGGAACTATCGAAGAAGGTAAACCTGTCTATCCAAACTTTAGACAAGAGATGCACGTTGCAACTCAAGATTTACAACTAAGCCTTGGTCAACCTATATTTATAGGAATTGACTTTGGCTTAACTCCTGCAGCTGTCTTTGCTCAAAGACTATCGACTGGAAGATGGCATATCTTAAACGAACTTGTATGTTTCGATATGGGTGTTATGAGATTTTCTGAATTATTAAGAAAAGAAATAGCTACACACTACAAACATTATGAAGTGATGATCTATGGAGATCCTGCTGGTGATTTTAGATCACAGACGGATGAGAGAACACCTTTTCAAATTATGAGAACTTATGGATTAAAAGCTATACCTGCACCCTCTAATGATGTTGCTCTTAGAATAGAAGCTGTAGATGCAGCACTACAAAGATTGCTTGATGGTAAAGCAGGATTTTTAATGGATACCAAATGTATTAATTTAAAAAAAGGGTTCAATGGTGGTTATCATTACAGACGACTACAAACTTCTGGAGATCGTTATGATGAGAAACCACTAAAGAATAGATACTCTCACGTTCACGATGCGTTGCAATATTTAATGATGGGGGCAGGTGAAGGTCGAACTATTCTATCGGGAAAGCAAACACAAAAAACTGTTATTGCTAAAAAAGAATGGGATGTTTTTGCAGGACAAAAAAAGAAAACACGGAAAGTATGGGATCTGTTCAAAAGGAATGGCTAGTTTATTTTAGCGATGCTAGAACTGTAAGATATGCTAAATGGATTTGGTGGTGGAAACCCAAACCAGGATTTAGACATTGTGGAGC